TGGAACCAAAAAAGACTTGTGGAGCCAAATCAAAGAACTAACTAAATGGAAAGATAGCAGAACAGAGATCAAAACTGAGATGGAAGATGGTTCAATCAAGTATAAAATTGTATACTAATTCTGGTTATTTTTAACTTAAAATTAATGTTAATTAATAAATTTTATAAATATTTTTTAACCATAATAAAAATAAATTTTAATTTATAAATAAAAAATATAAAATAAAAAGAAAGATGATTGCAGCCTTTGATATAGGTATACGTAATTTTGCCTTTGCTGTTAAAAATAATGATGATTTTATACTTATAAAAAATACTAGTTTAGACGATAATATTATGACTAAGACAGACCTTAATAAATATAAAAAACAAGACTTGGAAAAAATGATGGATGAATTAAGCTTAACATCATCATCAACTAATAAAGGTGAACTTGTTAGTCTTTTATTTAACTATCATAAAAAAAAATCGAAAACTAATCCTAAAAAAGACCTTGGAATTTCTTTATTTGAAATTATGGATATGTATAAGCATATTTGGGACAAATGTAATGTATTCTTAATAGAGAGACAAATGGCCACTAATATGCAAGCGTTAAAATTATCTCATTACCTCGAAGCCTACTTAAAAATTTATTATTCTAATAAAAAAATTTTAAACTATAATGCGTCCATAAAAACTAAAAAGCTTGGAGCTACAAATTTAAAAACTAAAAAGGACCGTAAAGAGTGGACCGTTAAGTATGCGGAACAAATTTTAAAAAATGATAATTTAAAGTACTTTGAAAGCTTAAAAAAGAAAGATGATATTGCAGATGTCGTATGTATGATTGAATCATATAATATTTAAAATTTTTATTTTGGTGAAATAAAGAATAAAGATGAGTAACACAAACAATATTATTGTGTGTGATGAAGGTTGTTGCTCGCTTAAAATTTTTCAAAAAGAAAAAAAGGATCGCAAAGGTATTTTTCATCCATTTGAAAAACGTAAAGCGGGTGTGGTGGTATACTACCAGGATCATATTTTATTAACTCAATCTTATAACAATTATTGGGGTATACCTAAAGGACAAATGGAATTAATAGATGAAAGTATCAAAAAGTGCGCTGAACGAGAATTAAGAGAAGAAACTGGATTAGACGTTACTCTTGTTGAAAGCGACTTGTATAGAATACTTTTAGACAATTGTTATGTTTATAAACATCGAGTGGAAAATATGGATATTGTTGATCTTAACAATTTAAATCTCGATTCTACAGGAATAGGTTGGGTAAAGTTTAATTGCGCCTTTAATTTTGATTTGAATCTTTTAACTAAAAAAATTATTTGGGGTATTGATACACTTTAAATTTTTAAACTCTAAGAGTTTAAAAATTATTTATAATTTTACAATACGTTTAACCATTAAAAAACATAAAAGAAGTAAACCAATTATGGCTAAAATATACAATGTTTTATCTGTATCATAAAGACGACTACATATTGGGCAAGACTCGATATGCTGAGCTATAGTCACGCAATTGATAGATTGTTGGGGTGGAGACGAAAATGATTGCACATGCCCATGATGAACACTGTGCGCTATTTCTGGATTAAATCCTCCATAAAAACCAGCAGAATTTAAGGTTTGATCTCTAGGGTCAAACCTCCGTATTGGCATATTTTCAGGAGGGTTAGGTCGACCATTATTTCTTGGAAAAATAGGAGTAACAGGTGGTCCTTTCATTTATTATAAGGGTTTTGTAAGAGTTTCTCCCCTTCTAAATTATTTTTATTTTTAATGATTACATTGAACCTTAAAAATTAGATTTATTCTTCGTTGTCTATATCTTGTAAAATTTTGTCCAAATTTTCATTTGACTCACATATACTTGTACTTGGATTTGGAGTAACAGACTTTAGAAGTGGATTAGGTGACGGTTTCACAAATGTTTGAACTTTTGAAGTATGATCGGCTACAATATTTTCTCTATCAAACTTAATCTGTTTTGAAATTTTGGATATACTCACCTTTTTTTCTGGAGATATAGGTTGCTGAATAGTTTGTGGTGCTAAACGGCATATTCCACCCTCACATTCTTGTTTTGTTTGATGGTTAGATTGTATGTTAGATGAATGTACAATATTAATTTTTTCAGAAGGTATATTTTGACTTTCAAAATTTTCTATTTTTGGATTTTGCGGTATTTTTAGAGGTGTTGTATGAGGTAAAAATTGGTTACAATTCTGTTGAAGAGATGAACCAGAACTAATTAAATATCTAATTTGGTTATTTTGCATGGTTATCTGATCCTTTAAATTAGAAATTGTATTTTCTAATTCGGATATTTTATTATAAAAATACATGGCCATCCCACCAACCACCACAGTTTCTGATATAATATGAATTCCATTGTAATTGTTTGGTTCCATTTATTAGTTAATAAAATTATGCGTGGTTTTAACGTTCGAAATACTCAACGCGCTTTCTGATACAAATATACCTAAAAAGAACCTATGGTATAGATTCTAAAAATGAGTTGAGAAAGGTGAACTCAAGTGTAAAATTGTCTAAAAATGATAATAATAATAACATAGGTTATGTACACCATTTAAAAATTGAAATTTAAAAAAAGATTAATAAAGAAATAAACATGTGCAATCACCATAATATAATTCGTGACGAAGACGGTACTTCTACATGCGCCGATTGTTATATGCATTTTAATAAAATTTTATGCAATGAATTCACCACAAACTATAACGGAAAAATAATAAATTTATTAGAAACGAAATCATCCACAATAACACTACTAGAAACTGAATTTGGAATTAATGATGCAATTACAACTTCAATCACCGAAAAAATTTTTAACCTTGTATCTAAACATAAAATGGTGAGAGGAGCTAATAGAAGATCCCTTTTATGTGCTTCATTATATTATGCTTATTATTACCTTAAAAAACCTCAGAATCTTGAAACCATGATTTCAAAGTTTCAAATCAATAATAAACAAGCTTTAAAAAGCTTTAAATTATGTCAATTGGCTATTCAAGAGTCTCCTAACCTTGAAAAAGATCTTCAAATATTTAAGGATCAAATATGCTGTTGTTCATCAACTCATAAAGAAAAACTCGAAGAACTTATTTTAAAATATAATATACCTTTAAAAAATTACGAAGAGATTGAAAAAATTGTGGTCTTTTATCACAATAAAAAAAATAAAATATTAAATAATTGTATTAACAATTTATGGATTTCTTCCATCTTTTATTGGTTACATAAAATTAATCCTTATCTAGAACCTGAAGATTTTATAAGTATACATAATGACTATATAACACTTCATAGACTAAAGGCTGATTTTATTTATTTAAAAAGGCATATTCCAGTATAATGGTTATTTTAACCATTAAAAAATTTAACCATGCAAACTAGATACTCATAACCTTCCATTCTACCACGTAATTTAGGGACGACATCCCTAAATTATTTATCTGACAAAACACTTATAATAAAGAATGATAGAAAATAATACTAAAAAGCTGGTTTTGCTCGACCTAGACAATACTTTGATTTGTGCCGAAGATTTGGCAGATATACAGAGTCAAAGTAAAATTGACAAGGCCAGAGAAAAGTTTCGTACCGTTAGAATGGAAGATTATTACGATATATTTGAACGTCCATACTTACAAGATTTCTTGGACTTTTTATTTAAAAATTTTAATGTAGGAGTGTGGACAGCTTCCTCCAAAGAGTATGCTATATTTGTTGTTAAAAATTTTATAACCCAACCTGAAAATAAGGTTAGATTAGACCGACAGATTGATTTGTTTTTATGCTCTCATCACTGTCAAGTATCTAAAAAACATTTTAAAGGTGTTACTAAAAATTTAAAATTAATCAGTGATAGATGGAACCTTAAAAATTTACAAGATGTGTTATTAATAGATGATCTAGAAATTTTGGCTGAAAAACAACCAGAAAATGTTATATTAATTAAACCATTTTTTTATGATAAAGACGAATCTTATGATGATAAAGAATTAATCAAGGTTAAAGATATCTTAAAGAAAAAAATTAATTTTTAATGTTTGAATTAATCAATGTATTTTTTAATTTTATGCTTTATTAAAGCATAAAATTAAACACTAATTAAAAATCTATTTCAGCTTCCGATAAAGCTTCATAAATTTTAACAGTTTTAATATTTTTTAGGTTATAGGTAAAGATAAAATTTTCCAAATCATCTTTAAAAGAATCTGATGGTATACGACACCATTTGACATATTCATTTAATTCATGGTTTTCTGTAGCTGTAAAAATCTCTCTTCCTCTTTTATGGTTTAAAATATCTGTATTTAATGGTATATTTTCGATACGATGATGTTTAACTATAAGCTTATATGATGTTTCTGTTCCTATCCGAAATATATTTTTGTTATAGTCTGTACCACACATGATACAAAAATCCCGGAATGATTCAGATGTCAAGTTTAAAGTATCAAGAACCTTTTGTTTATCGATTTGAATATAAGTTTGATTATACACATCAAAGTCAATAATAACTTTTAAATTTTCTAAATTGTTATTAGGGCTATGATAAGCCAAAACATCAGTGTCTTCAGCTACAATATAATCTATGGTATTATTACAGTATAAAGAAACGCAATCTGTTTCTGCTTCACCTTTACTTTGAATGTAGCTTACACTCATTAATTTGAAAAGTTTTTTAAGGTCGGATATATCTTCTGAAGTAATAGTAATTTCATATCGTCTTCTTTTATCAATTTCAGCTTTAATTGTACCAATATCTATCATTATTGTTTTGGCTAAAGTTTTTTTAGCTAAAAGACCACCATTTTTATTCTTTTCCCAAATTTCTAAAAGCAATGGTGATATTTTACCTGTAGAAATATAATCCTGCAAGTCTTGTTCTATACTATCAGTTTTACTTACTAGTTTTTGTCGTTGTAGACGTCGTTCTTCTTGGGCTGGAATTTTTTCTTTAGGAGCTTGACCCTCAAATAAAAAAACCGGGTGTATATCATTTTTGCGTAGAAAAGATATCAAATTTATAAACTGCCCTAACCACTCGTAAGAATTAGGGTTACTTGTACTTTTAAATTTATATAAAAACATTGGTGTATCTATACCAACACGTGTATATTTTAAATTTGAAATATGTAAGGTTTCACGAACCTCATATTTTTTTAAAAATTGACTTAAATTTTTAATTCCCATAGTGTTTATTTATACCTTTATTTTTTAAAAAAATTTCATTTTTTAAAGTGATATACAAAATTATTTTTATGTTTTTAATAGTAAAATTGGCCATTAAAATTTTATTTAAGAATTAGGTAGAATTAAACCATAAAACCAATTAGTATTTATATTAATAACAATAACATTAAGAGATGGTTCTTCGTCTCCTAATAAATATTGATTAATTTGATCTTGGTTAAAAACTGTTATAAGCATTTTTGTTTGCCCTGAGGTAGTTTTGAACATAAGTTTAGTTGCCATTTCTGATAGGTTATCTATTGAGGTTACAAATAAGCATAAATTATTTTGAAAATATCCAAATAATTCTTTGATGAAATATAGCTTGTTTGGTTGTATATATTGAATATTTCGAGAAGAAAGAATATGCAATGTAAAGGAGTCTCTAGTTCTTTCATAGTACTCTTGTTTATTCATAGCAAGTTGTGCTGGGTATTCAACATTAAAATTCGATATATCTTTATAAAAAGAATAATAAATATTGGTTAAATAAAACCTTAAATTGATTGAAGAAATTAAACTTAAATTAAATCTAATTCTTTCTTGAAATTCAACCGAGTTATATATAACCTTACCATCCACCATTAATTCAGCAAGATTAAAAAATGGTTTAATTTGAACCCTAGAATAAGTATAATTTGGAACAACCCGTGTATAATTATCAATCCAGATGTCAACAGATTTGATGGCACCTTCTTGTTCTTCCAAGTACCAAATACTAAACGCATGGCACGATGCCCACATTAAGTATTCTGCTAGGCGTTTCATATTTTTATAAGTCATGTAAGGTGATATATAACCTTCGGAAGTATTCAATTCTGTGGAATATAGGGTAATATTGGGGAATTTTGTAAGAATAGCGTTGATTTGCGTAGAATTTAATTTTTTATTTATAGTGGTAAAAGAGTTTAAATTTTTAATTGGTACTTTAAGGCATGGTAAAGGTGAAAAATTTCCCACGAAGATAATATCATCAAATTTTAATTCTATAAGGCGTGTTTGACCAAAACTATCTACATATTGACTTAAAGGTTCTGCTAAACGTACAACGCGTCCATTTGGAGATACTATTTCCCATGGATACGTATAAAAAATATCATTATCTATTGGGCTTGTTAAGGTCCTTTTATTAATATCGTAAAGAATAAACTTAAATCGCTCCTTATATAAAGAAAAAATTTTTTTAGTTTGAAAGTCGTTTTTCTCAAATGTAAAGATAGGTCTTTTCCCTAATTTATTTACATAATTCATGGTTTCTTCATCCATAATCATTTCAATATGTTCATTTTCTTCATGTTCCATCATCAAAATTACGCGTTTTTTTAAAGGACAAATAAACTTCACATATTGACTTGGATACTCGCTAAAGTTATCTTTATCCAATGAAAATAAAATATATGAAATTTGATAATAGTCTTCAAGTGCACCTTTAAAAAGTCTGGGATTTATATAGGTTTTTGGGTCCAAGATTTTTTTAATAATTTCATTTGTAGTTAAATGGCTCAATTCGGCCTTACATAATTCAACTCGTTTAGATAATTCTAACCTTATATTTTCCACGTTTTCGTTCTTGGATGTAGCCATATTTAAAACATCTAAACAACTGTTTACCGATATAGGTATCCCATACCTATAAAATTTTATACCTGTTGTGTAGTTCAACAATTTATCAATTTTAGGAGGAAGAGCACCAATTCTTTTAGGTGATAAAATTTTTAAAGTTTTACCAATCTCTCCAGAATTGATACGCTGTTCGTACAATTCTTGGTTATAATACATCTTATAATTACGACTTTTTTGTTGAGATTTTTGGTAACAACAAGGCACAAAAGGAAATATATTTTTATTTGGAAGTCGTGTATTTTCTCTTAATCCTGGGAACTTGTAATCTGGATAAGGACATTTATAAAATCTTGCTTCAGCTTCTCCATAAATTGGAAATTTTAAAATTTCCGAATTGACTTGCTCTTCTTCTTTTATATTGACTATAATAGGTGGTTTATTGCACAATCGTGTATAGTTAGGTACAAATAATTCAGGCACTTGATTTTTAAGGTTATTTTCTTCTTCTTGTATATTTTCTTCTAATGGTTTCATTTCAACCTGAAGATTTATATATTTTTGATAATATTTTAAAGTAGCATCAACCTTTTGGTATGAATATTGTAAAATTTTATTCGTTAAAAGTATAACAGAATGTAGTCGTTCTTGAAGGTTATCGCCTCCACGAATTTTTTTAATTCGCACTAACGTACCATTAATAGTTTTTGATAGACCTATTCCTATTCCCTGATTGTGTGTATCTTTGAAGTATAAATTTAATTGTGATTGTCTGGTGCTAATGATACTGCTTTCATTTATGTAACAAATACTATACACCGAAGGATCATTTGTAACCAGTTCTTTGATAACAAAAAGTGGAATGTGGATTAAAGCTGAATATTGACCATAATAAAAATCTTTTTCCTGTTTATGGTCCAAAGATTCATTCATATTTAAAATTATATTCTGTACCATATTTTTAAGGTTATCTATAACCTTTGTTTCATTAATTAAACTTTGGGTGGTGAAAATAATTTTATCTTCTTGTACAAAAATATATATTATTCTATACTTAGTTTTAGTCACAATTCCCGATATTTCTTTAAAGTTAATTATAACACGTATACTGTTCCATATCCTTGTCTTTTTTTTTGATAAAAATAACTTATCTTCGAGGTTAAAATAATCATTAATAAACGAAGTATATTCAGGGTTATATTTAATCATTTCTTGATAAAAACATCCCATAATTACATCATCTAATTTTATGGAATCAAATACCATTAATTCATTCTTATTATTGAAATTAGGTATTTCAATATCATAATTAATTCGATTCATTACAAACGGAGTATTTGAAAAAGCTGGTATAATCTGAGCCCAAATATTAATTGTTTTACTTTGTTTTTCAATATTTTTCTGGTTATCAGAAATCATGGTTTGAAACTTTGTAATCGTTATGCTTCTATTATACCATATATCATCGTTAGAACTTTTCAATTCGGAGTCAATGTCATAAAGGGCAAAATTTAAAGCTGTATTTTCATCCAAATTTTGCATACCTTTCAAGATAAAATTAATCTTTGCTATCACGTATAATTTTTTTAAAAAACCAACGTCCAGATCAATCTCTTTTGATACAATTTTTCTCCAACTAATAGCGTCGTTGCCACATCTTCTAATTTGGATTGTATTAGGTTCTGTAGGATCTATAAAAAATATTGGTTCTTCTACATTGTATATTCCACCTTCTTCTACATTTAAATTTTGAATATCAAGAAGTGGTGGAATAGTTCCTAACGCAATAGATATTTTACCATTTATATTGTCTATAGTATCCGCAGAAGAATATACTATTTTTCTTCTATTAATTGTAAACATTTATTAACTAGGTGGTGGAGACCTTTTTTATTTGTTAAAATAAAATTTCATGAAATGAAAATTAGATTTTTAATGGTTTTAAAAAGCATTAAAATCAACCTTCTTTTTTAAACAATTTTGGATGGTTTAATAAACCCTACTGGTTTATTTGAAGAAGATTTAAATGGAGAAGGCGAGTGTTTAACTTCGTTGATAGGTATAAAAGATTGAGTTAATGAAAGAACTTGATCTTTTAAGCACCTTTCTTTGTCTAATTCTTGTTTAAGGTTTTGTATAACCTTCTCTTGCTTTAAATCTTTAATCTGATTATTAAAATCTTTTTTAGCTTCTTCTATGCCTTTTTTATAACTATTTTGAAGTTGTGTAAATAAAGGACATTTGTATTCTTCAATAACAGCATTCACGTTCTTTTCTTTTTTAAAGTCTGCAATCTTCTTAAAATTTAAAATAATATCAGATTGATCTATGTTATAAATATGGTGAGATAAAACCATATTATTATTAATATTTTTAAGAATTGGAACATGATCAAGATTAATTGTTTCGATTACATTTTCCAAGTTATTAATTTGTGATTGAAGAGAGCCAAAAACCAGCTCATAAATCCATTCGAAAAGATTGTCTTGAAAAGCATTAAATTTAACCATAATTTTAATTAAACCTTTTCGTGTGAAAAATGGCACTCTCTTACCTTCGACTATAAAATATTTAATCATGGTCGAGTCAAAGTTTAATGTTATAGGATTAAATTTTTTACAATTATATTTTTCCAAGGTTGATTGTACTTCAAAAAAATCAATACTGTCAATATCATTTAACTCTGTTAATTTAAGGTTGTATGCAGGTAAATTTTTTTTAAACCAACTTTTTTTGATACCAAAGGTGCTTTTGAGCTTTACTATGTCATTGTCTGGTATTTTATGGAGCTTAATAAAGCTCCTTAAATTTTTTGTTTTAAATAATTTGGGATCATGTATATAGATCTCTTGTAGTGTAACGTAGTCTTCCATTTATTACTAGAAAAATTAGATTAAATTTAACGCATACCAAAGAGAGTAAATAAATGTCCGCAGGAGCTATATCTTTAGAATCAGCCTTACGTACATGTAAGGTAAACCCAGAGTGGGCCAATAGGCTTGAATCTCACCGTATTATTGGTCCTGCTTCAGAAAAAACCTGTCCTTTATGGACAGGTTTCGATTTGGCAGGTAGACCTGTGTGCCCAGACAGTTTTAATACTAAAACGGCTGGTTGTCACAGTGCTTTAGACAGATTGCATGTCGAAAATGAGGTCTCTCGACCACAATATATTCCTTATATAAATTTGTCTATGGAAGGTATTACTGGTGAATGGTTATATGATGAAAGGTTTCAAGGAGCTCAACAAAGTAATCAATTTATGAGAGATCTTCATAATAATGGTGGTACATTTGGTCAACAATTATCATCGTATGTGAAACCTGGTGGAATTTGTACCTATGATAGCTATCAACAAGCTCAATCTCAATCTCAACAATCAAATAGACAATGTCAGTCAAATATGTTATATGCTAACAATTCACCATATCGCGAACTTGGAGGATACTATTAAATTTTAAAATTTTATGCTTCGTTAAAGTATAAAAATTTAATATTTTAAAAAGTATACTTCATCTCAAATTTAACCTTAAATAAATGATTTCATACTCGGCATTAACTAGTTATGGAAAAGCTACTCTACCATCCGTAGAAGTTTGGAATGGAAATTTTGATATAGTCAAAGATCCTCCATCTGGTATCCATACTAGACGTATTATAAAAGTTGGTGAAAATAATGATCTTTTGAATTGGAGTGATGACTCTGGGAGTCGAATCAATGAAATGATTAATATATACGCTCGTGGAAACAATCCCATGGTCTCAGTTCAATACTCTAACCACGGCAATACTGGAAGTGGATTGATGGGAGTAGATGGCGGTACAACCGGATCCACAATGAGCAATTTGTTTACTTCTGGTGGTGGAGGTAAATTACAATATAGAATTATGAATGAAGGAGCTTTTAGACCACCTATTCTAAGACAAGAAGATTTACTCCCACTTTCAAGAATGCCTCGATCATGTATAAGTATGACGAGTAAAAGGTGTAGAGTAGACCAGACAAAACGGATTGAACCAGATGTTGTTGAATACTTTAAACATATCAATCAAAACCCTATACGAACAGAAGTAGAATCTAAAAAATCGTTTAAAAAAGAAGGTCCAACAACCCCACCAAGTAATATAGGATTAATGATAAATAATAATAACATAAATTTAACCATTAATTCCAATATAAAAAAATTAAAAGATACGCACGACCAACGTGTTATACCTGAATTAAATAACACATTACATATTTCAAATGTGGACCATATTAACCAAAAACGAATAACTCAACAAAAATATATTCACGGTGATGTTGTTCTTTCTAAAAATGTGCCTAATTATGAGGCACAAGCAAACTCTAACCTTAATATTCAGCGGAATAAAAATATATATGAATTGGGTGGTCAAACTGTAACATTAACTAATAATAGACCTCAACGCAACGTTTCAAATTTTGGAGCTCACAGTGGGGCGACCATAACTAAACTTGGTCAAGAAAAAATTATAAGTGGAGCTAACTTAAAACCTCGCAATATACATTAAATTTTGATTAAATTTTTTAAACCTAAAAAGGTTTAAAAAATTAATAGACAATTTTATACTTGAGTTCACCTTTGTCTCTCTTGATCCAATTCGGTATCTTTTATGGCCAATTGGTGTTGCATACTCTGAGTGGTACTTTCAATCATATATTTCATAGTATACTCTCCAT